AGACATGGAGAATCGTCAGACTGTTAAGCTTCCGAAAAGAAAAGGCGGTAAGCTAACAGCAAGAGGCATCAAGCAGTATGCATGACATCTACTTAGTTAAATGGCAGGATGCTACTGGTGGATCTAACATGGGCTGGAGGGAACTAAAGGAACTTAAAAGCCTTAGAACCTCTACAGTTATATCATGTGGTACAATCTTAGAAGATACTGAGGACTACATTATTGTATGTCCTCATTTTATTTTAGGGGAAGATAAAGAAATAACAGAGGGGGATGCGGAAATAGTTCTTCCGCGCTCGTGGGTAATTGAAATGAAATGTATAGGAGAAGTTTAAATGGATATAGATAAAGCTAAAATTAAAAGAGAAATCATTTTCTTTTGGGACGATTACAAGGTTGCAATGATTGCTAGTTGCGTAGCTTTCGTAGCCGGAGCCTTAATATTTTAAAATATTGGGCGTGTTTATTGCAGAGATCTCTTCTTCAATTGCACTATGAAGTTTATCAATGTCTTGTTTTACTTTTCTCATTGCTGTGCGTATTATCTTTTGATCGCCTTTATCCCTAAATACTTTAGGAATAGCAGAGTTAGGTAACTCAGTCTTCTCAGAAACTAAGTTACCTTCTCGATCTATAAGAATTCTAAATCCTATAATAGTTCCTTCATTATATTTCACATGAAGTCCCTACACAGGCTAACGTCTGTGATCCTTCTGTCGCATCTGTCTCTTCTTCAATGTCCCAATTAAATTCTGTTGGGAAATCTTTCATCTGTTTATCATATTCTTCTTTTGTAATCTGTTCATATGGTGCTTGCTCATATGTATGATCACTATAGGGAAGAAATGAAATACCAGATACATCATCAAAGTTATTATAAATCCAATCGCCAATAGCAAGGAACTCATTGTCCCGATAGTACACTGTAATACTTGGTTTATGTTCACACCAATGCTCCTGATAAATTTTCCATAGTTCTAACTGTTCCATACCTGTCTGCTCAGAAGCGAATACAGCCTTCTTAGGAGCTTGCTGAGGGAAGCTAAAGACTTTAGTAGTGGGGGAGTTAACGTCTATTTCAGATGGCACATTAGCCTCGTCAAGTACCGTACATAGGGGGTCACGCGAGTCAGCACGTACTCTTCTAATGTAATATGGGGCATACCTACCGTGTATTCCACTAGCACTGTTAACTAATTGAGATACCGTGCCGCTAGGTTTAACACACGTAATAGCAGTTGATTGTTCAATGTTTAGTTTCTTAGACCATTCTTTGTTGGTCTTAATAGCTTCATCACGTAACCACCCTAACACCGTAGGTAAGTTCTTATTCTTTAAAGTCATTAAAGGATTATCTAATATACCAGTTAACGATACACCTAGAAGTGCTTCCTCAGAGGTGTTCTTTTCCCAGATTTTTCTAAGGTATCTGAAGTCGGTGAGAGTAGCTTGGAGAGTTCCCAAGATAGTCGCATTTCGTACTTTTCGTTTGAGATCTTCAACTGTATCGTTTGGTCTGACGACCACTTCTGAAAGGTTGCAGAACTGATTTGGTCTGAGGATAATTTCACTGCATGGGTTGGTTCCAAAGTCGTATTCACTATCTCGTCTACCATTTTTTGCAGCCTGTCTTTGACTTGCAGTGCGGCTAAAGATGCCACGCTCTCCTGCTCTTGATTCATATAAACTACTCCATTCATTTAAGAAAGCCTCAAAGTCTGGCTTTTCAGTGTAACATGCTGAGTTATTTGCCAATGCTCTGTGTGGTGTATGATCTCCCCAGTTACCATGCTTGGCTCTACGTATTCTATCGTCCGTAAGATTACTTAAAGATATTAAAGCGGATCTTCGTACACCACCAACAACAACTATCTGTGCAATCTTACAGCAAAGATCGTGGCATTCAAGGGATGTAAGTTTTCTTCCAGCTGCTCCTTTAAAAATTCCAACTGTGAAGTTGAAGAGGTCAATAAGAGGCTCCGGGCCGCTTGCTCTACCTCCAAAAGTTTTAAGTGGGGAACCCGAAGGTCTAACTCTACTAGCGTCCCATCGTGGTAATTGGCCTGAATACAAAAGCGATACCAGTTCCCGGTACGATTTCGCCCATCCAATTTTTGAATCTGCGATGTGAATAACGGTTTCAGTCTCATGGAAATCCTCTGCTACGGTTGGTAAGTTAGAAATATATTGGCGTTCAACACTAAAGCCAACGCCTGTACCACACATTAATATGTACATCATTTCATCGAAGGCTCTAGGACTATCTATAGTAATATAACTACAGTTAAAGCCAGCTACGTTATCACGTTCTAAAGCTTCTCCTGCGGTCATCAAGGCTCTCATTGATGGCATAACTTCCATAGAATAAATACTATCAAAAAGAGATTTTTGTTCTTGCTCTGAAAGTTTTATGCCTCGATCAATCCAGAAATTCAAATAACGATTAACTGTTTCATCCCAAGATTCACGCCTTTTTTCTTCAGGTATATAACGTGCGTACCTGCTTTTATGTATGTACTCTTGATAACTGTCCATCAATTCTCCTCAATATTATTTATGTCGTTAATGTTTAATTTATATTTACTACGTTTCTTAGGAGCTTTGAATTTACCTTCAGCAAATTTACTATGCTCTTTCTTTTTCTTATGTCTATTAAACTTTTCAATGCGTTCTTGCTTTCTATCATTCGTCATCAAACCCACCTCGTTTAGAAACATCAATCCAATCATTAGGTACACTATCTTCACTAAACCATCGAAAACCTTTAGACGATGCCCACTCACAATGAGATCTTTTAGTCCCATCTTTTCTTCTTGTTGCCTGGGGCATCGGTGCTTCAGGATTAGCAAATAAAAATACCAATTCAATATTAGGTGGTAAAGCTTTTGCTATCCACACATATTTATTGTATTCATTGTGATCCCAAAATCTTCCTTTCGCTTCTAAGAATATAGTCTTATCATCAAAAACTTTAACAAAGTCTGGCTGATAATTATGTTCAACAATATATGGAACTTTTTCTGTATGGAATTCCCACTGATTAAACAGGCCAGTATGAAGTTCATATTCCCAATTAGAATCATAACCAACAACTACATTCTTTTCAACAGGACGTTTAACTCGTGGTTTTCTACGCCCACTTTTTATTTTTGGTTTCAATGTAATGTTCCTTCTTGATTTATAAAATACTCATCAAGTTTCTGTTTTAAATCCATATAAAGTTGCTCACTAAATGGTTTACCTGATGAGATGTATCCAGCACAAATTAAAATAAGAATTTCTAATTCGGGAAGATCTGTTCCTTCTGCTTCCATTGTTGTTCTTCCTTTTTAATATCAGCCAATGTTAAAGAAGTTACATCTAGGTTAGGCTTACGATCTACAATACGTTTGATCTTATTGCTTATCCAACGTGGTGTATAGGCGGTTAGCCATAACTGCCTATTAGCATATAGATGTGTTTGTTTAGGAAGATAATTAAAATAATTATCAAGTGTTATCTTCTCTGCTTCTTCTTTACGCAGCAAAGTCTTTAACCATTCAACGAATAGTTCATTGGACTTATCTCTTATCAGTTTAGATTTCTTACCGTTCATTATAATATTTCATCAACTCGTGGAGCAACAACAACCTTTGTAAGATACTCAAGTTTAGTTGCATATTTAAAAGTTCGTAAGCCTTGTCCGTTGTTTGAATCTTTAAAGCATTCATACTTGTATGGACAGTACGTACATGTTTTATGTATCTTCATGTTACCTTTCTTTCCTTCGGGTACAGGCTCATAACAAAGGGCAGGAAGATCTTTAGAATCTACTTCTTTCTTTAAAGATTCTATAAGTGTACTGATGTTTGGCTTAGACAAATCTTCAGGCTTATGTAAGCATATATCTCCACCCTCTTTATTGATTACTAAGAAGCCACCCTTATACGTATCCTCTGCTTTTTCATAAGCAGCAAGCTGTGGTAAGTATCCAAATGGATCATCACCATCAAGCCTTTCGTTACGGAACTTATTAAAGGCAAACCTGGAAGCAGTCTTAACATCTACTACTTCACCGTCAATCTTACAATCCATATGTCCTTTAATACCATCAAGGTCAACTTCTTTCTGCTCGTCAGTAACCTCATGTCCGGCTGCACGTACAAGCATCAATACAATCTCTTCAAGCACATGACCATAAAGAAACTTAACTTGGGTTGCTGCATTAGGCTTAGAATTTTCAAGCGGCTTATTCTTTTCAAACCATAACTGTCTTGCAGGTCTACCAATATTAGACATGCGTAAGCTGAAAGTTTTATTACGTTCAGATGGATTAGCCCACTCAAGTATGCTAGTTTTCATGCGCGATAAAGTGAGATCTAAATCTTCTTCAGTAATGTTAAGAGGCTTACCATCTGATAAACCTTCAAGACTTTTGTTTATATCTTCTACTAATGTATTAAGACAAGTCATTCTTTATGCTCCATAAAATGTAAGTTTCTAGTTTGTGGATCAAATTTTAAAATACGTACTCCTTTTTCTTTTTGTTCAGGCGTTCTACTACGTCCTTTTGTAACGTTTTGACCGGGCCATCTACTATCTATACCCATAGTCTTAACATCAACTAAAATAAACTCATTTGTTTCCTTGTACCAAGCAATCATATCTACCATGCCATCACTACCGTAGTTCCTAAAGACTTCGTAGCCTTGATCCCATAACCAAGTAACGGCATACAGTTCTGCGAAGTCTCCTTTGCGACTACATGACATTTCATCCGCAGAAAGTTTTTTAATTGTTTCTGCACTAGGTTTTTTAATGTGTCTCTGCCCAATTACTTCCGACATTGAACTCTCCTGTTAGTGGACACCGTAGGTTTAAAGTAGTTCCGGCATCCTTAATTGATTGTACACCAAGCTTACCAATTTCTTCTGCAACATTTTCATGTGCTTCAATCTGCCATTCATCATGTACATTACAAACAAAGTATGCATCTAAATCTCTTTCTTTTATTTGATCATAAAGAATATGCATTGCTTCCTTCATAACGATAGCACCAGCACCTTGAAGTAAAGTATTAAGAGCAGCATGTTCAGAGCGTATGAATAACTTACGTCCGTCTAATCCTTTGACATATCCTTTGGTAGATGCTCTTGTAACTTTGTCTCGAAGATGTCTAAATGCAGGGAGATTATCGAGGAAACGTTTTCTAAGTCTTTCGCCATCCTCTTTGTTTCCTCCAACCACTGAGCCAAGCTTAAAATTCCCGGCTCCGTAGACAAGTGCATAGATGAATGTCTTAGCCTGATCTCTTGATTCAAGCCCTGCAAGCTTTTGATTAGCTGTGTGTATGTCTCCGTGCAATATTTCATTTGTGTATGCCTCATCATTCATATAGTGTGCAAGCATACGTAGTTCTAAACCACTAGCATCTATACCCACTAGCTTATATCCTTCGGGAACTGTCCAACATTCTCTACATTCTTTACCGTAAGGTGATCTTACGCTAGGACATTGAGCCATGTTAGGACTGTTATGTGTCATGCGTCCAGTAATAGTACCATTCGGATTAACAAAACCACGTACTCTATTATCATCGTGTGCTTCTTTAAGCCATGAAGATACTTGTGCTATACGTTTCTGTAATAATAAATACTTAGCAATCAATTGTGCTTCAGGAATATTCTTTATTTTACTGAGCGTACCTTCATCAACAATCGGTTGACCAGTTGGCGTAAACTTTTTAGGCTTCCATCCGAAATCAATCAGGTACTCACCTATCTGCTTACGTGATCCTAAATTAAAAGGCTCCTCATTAACTCTAGTAAGAGTACGCTTAATTGCAATCTCGTCATACTCTTCCTGGGTTAATCGGCTTTTCTTAATGCTGCCTTTTATCTCAGCCATCTTAGACAGCGCACCTGACTTAGTAAACGTAGCCTTTAAAACCGTTTTAACTTTCTTTGGTCTAAATGTTTCATGTACTTTATCTTCAACCGCTTTTAATTTCTCAGTCAGTTCAGCTATAAGTAATGTTGCTTTAGGTACATCAAGTAAGAAGCCGTGTGAACGCTGATCAGTAATGATCTTTGTTGCATTATGTTCTAGAAGAACTGATCTTCGACTAAAACCTTTTGATTCTGCTTTTAAATTATTTAAAACTTTGGTATTAAGTATAGCATCGTTTTCACAATAAGTCAACATCTCTGGAGTAAACATTCCCCACTCCTCAAACTCTATCTTCTTATGACCTATACGATACCCCCAACTTTCAAGGCTATGTCCACCCTCACGTACTGGATTAAATAATCTAGAAAGAACTAATGTATCTATAGTCTGAGCATATTTAGCTAAGTCTACATCCATTAGTTTCTTTATAACTGGGATGTCATATCCAAGTATGTTATGACCGACTAATTTATCTGCTGATTTTAAATACTGTATACCATCAACTAACCGATCAGGCCCATAAGATATGGCTTCATTTGTCTCAGCGTTTACCGTTGAGATACACCATATATTATCAGGATCAAGTCCATCTGTTTCTATATCAAACACTAATGTTGTCATAGTTCTACCTGTATTTCGTCTTGATCGTCCATGT